TAATTTAACAGCAGATAAGCAATGGCGTAAGGATTTCTTATCATTTAAACCAGAATCAACATGTCTGAAACACTACACTCACAAGCCTTCAGAAGAATACAGAAAGGGATAGAACACATCTCAAATGAAGATAGTACATTAAGTTATAACAATATAAATTCAATTAAAATGGATTCAAAACAAATTCTAAAAAACATCATGACTATGCTAGGCGTAGAAAAGAATGTTGAGTTAGGCGGCAATGCAAATGCTGGTGGTCCATTCTTTGGTAAATTAGAAGACGGTTCTCCTGTTATGTCAGATTTTTTTGACGTAGGACACACGTTATTAGTTATTAAAGAAGACGGATCTAAAGTAGCAGCACCAGACGCTGACCACATTATTTATCTTCCAGTTGGTTTAGCTGGTGGACAAAAAAGATATTTTATCACAACAAAAGATGGCGTGATTACATCTATGCACTTAGAAGACAACTATGGCGCTAAGAAAGTAAATGTAAACTTTGCCTCAGAAAAAGAAACAACAGATATGAAAAATCTAGAAACAGAATTAGCAGTTGATGAGGTAAGTGTTGACAAACAAATGCCTGAAGATGAAAAATCATCTAATGAAACTGCTGCAGTTAAAAAAGAAGAAAAAATGGCTGGTGAAGCAGCTAGACTTGATTCTTTAGAAGAACAAGTAAACCAATTACGTGTTGACATTGCTCAATTATTTGAGGTGTTAAAAGGTAAGAAGGAAGAAGAAATGGCTATTGAAACTAGGGATGAATCAGCAATGGTTAAGAAAATCCAAGAAAAAGATCAATACCAAGGAATGCCAAATGACGGCGGTCCAAGCAAAACAAACATGAGTGCAGCTAAGAAATTCACTGGCGCACCTGTTGAAGAAAAAGTAAATTTAGGTGGTATCATTAAGAGTAATAAACAAGGATCAACAATTGGTTCAGTATTAGCTAAAATGAACAACTCTAAATTTTAATCAAAATTAATAACAAAAAACTAAACATTTTAAAAAATGGCAACATCAGTATCAATTAGTACTACGTATGCGGGTCAATTTTCAGGAAAATATATTGCCGCTGCGTTATTAAGTGCTCCAACTCTAGATAAAGAGTTGATCACCATCAAACCAAACATCAAGTACAAAGAAGTAGTTAAAACTTTATCTCAATCTAACATTATTGTAGATGCTACTTGTGATTTCACTGCAACAGGTTCAGTAGCTTTAGCTGAAAGAATCTTACAACCAGAAGAATTCCAAGTTAACACTCAATTATGTAAGGAAGATTTCCGTTCTGACTGGGAAGCTGTAGAAATGGGCGTATCAGTTTATGATAACTTACCTGCTTCTTTCACAGATTTCTTAATTGCAAACACTGCAGGTCAAGTAGCTCAACAAATTGAATTAAACATTTGGTCTGGTTCTAGCGCAGTAAACGGTCAGTTCACTGGTATGTTAGATCAATTCAAATCAGGTTCAGTAGGTGACAAAGCAGCTTTAGCTCTTAACTTTGTTACAGCTTCAGCTCAAGTAACTTCTTCTAACGTAGTTGCTGAATTAACAAAAGTAGTAAACGCTATCCCTAACACAGTTTATGGTAAAGAAGATTTATACATCTACGTACCAACTAACATTGTAAAAGCTTACCAAGTAGCTTTAGGTACTGCTAACTACCAATTCAACGCATTCACTGGATTTGCTCCATTGAACTTCCAAGGTATCAACTTAGCATGGTGTCCAGGTATGCCATCTAACATCATGATCGCTGCACAAAAGAGCAACTTGTTCTTCGGTACTGCGTTATTGAGCGATAAGAATGAAGTTAAAGTATTGGATATGGCTGACTTAGATGGTTCTCAAAACGTACGTGTGATCATGAGATATACAGCTGGTGTACAGTATGGTATTGCTTCTGATATCACTATCTACGCTCCATCTGGTTTCTTAGCTTAATCTAGTATACTAGAATAATAGTGGAAGGGAGCTAAATACTCCCCCCACTTTAAAAAAAATAACTCATTCAAATTTAAAATTAACAAACATGGCTTGTAACATATCATTAGGATACAATGAACCTTGTAAAGACAGTATTGCTGGTCTTCAAGCTGTGTATTTCATTAACTATTCAACTGGTAGCTATACTTTAAATGCTACAGACGTTGTAACTGCATTTCCTTCAGGATCTACAGCTTACAAATATGAGTTGAAAGGAACTAACGGATACACAGAAACTGTTAACACATCACGTGATAACGGTACTACATTCTTCAGCCAAGAGTTAAGCTTACAATTGAAAAAATTAACTGCGGAAGCAACTAAAGAATTCAAATTGTTAGCTTACGGTCGTCCTCAGATTGTAGTTTGGACAAGACAAGGTGATGCGTTGTTAGTAGGTAAAAATTACGGTGCTGATATGACTGGTGGTACAATTACTGCAGGTACAGCATATGGTGATTTATACGGCTACACAGCAACTTTCACTGGTCAAGAACCTCTACCAGCTAACTTCTTAACTGGTTCAACAGCTACTAACCCATTTGCAGGTGTTGCAAATGCTCCTACAGTAGTAACTGGTTCAAATAGCTAATACAGAGTTTCACAATACTCTGTCTCTATATAGACCCATGGTGCCTCCTTAATTGGAGGCACTTTTTTTATCAAATAAAACTGAATATGGTGGTTATAGTATCATGAATATAGTAACTCCAGACGCTACAGGATCAGTTAGATTTTCAGTACGCACGCGTCCTACACAATCATATGCTTCATTTGTTGTCAAATTAGACTGGACAAATGAAGAAAATAATGTGACAGGTAGTCACATAGTAACTGCATCTTATGATTCAAGTGATTTTTTAAATGTAACTGCTTCTGCTTTATATGCATCAGCAAGTAACTTCTTTGCTATCAGATTAATTCAAATGAGTGGTAGTGTTGAATGTAATGAATTATACAGGGGTGAATTATTCCCAACATCACAATCAGCAACAGAGAGAAACAGTATACCATTCTACTCTTGGACAGGTAGTAATGATCAATATATAATATACTAATATGGAAAATAAAAATATACCAAACGGTAATGCAAATGGTGTAGTAAAGGTAGTTAATCTATCTGGTGGTTACATCTTACCTAGAATATCAGAATCAGCTAAAAGCAGAAAAGCATGGGTTGAATTTGGTATTGAAGGAATGGATGATTTCTTTAACACATTGATTAAACGTTATGAAACATCACCTACAAACCAAGCGTGTGTAGACGGTTGTTCAGACTTAATTTATGGTAAAGGCATTAAAGCAAAAGATAGATTAGATTTAGAAGAATATCTTTACACATTAACTACAGATGATGAAATTAGAAAAATAGTATTTGACTATAAACTATTTGGTAACGCTGCTATACAATGTGTATTCAATTCAGACAGAACTAAAATAGTTAATTTCTACCACTTACCAGTAGATACATTACGTGCTGAAAAAGTAAATGAATTAGGTGAAATACCTGGTTACTATTATTCTCCTGATTGGTTAAATAAAAACATCAAACCAAAATACATTCCAGCATTTGGTCAAAACCAATGGGAAGAAGATGTACAGGTTATTTACTTAAAGCGTTATGCTCCAGGTAAATTCTATTATGGTATTCCTGATTGGTATTCATCATTACAATATGCTGCTGTTGAAGAAGAAGTATCTAACTTACATATCAACAACATTTTAAATAACTTCATGCCTTCTACAATCATCAACTTTAACGGTGGTGTACCTGCAATTGAAGAACAATATTTAGTTGAACAATCAATTTCAAACAAGTTTACTGGTACAACAAACGCTGGTAGATTTATCTTATCATTCAATGAAAATCCTGAATATAAGACTACAGTTGAAATGTTACGTCCAGAAAACTTACATCAACAGTATGATTTCTTAGCTGAAGAAGCATCACGTAAAATCATGTTAGCACACCGTGTAACATCACAAATGTTATTTGGTATTAAAGATTCTTCTGGATTTAGCTCAAACGCTGATGAATTAAAAGTTGCTTATGAAGTATTTTATGCAATGGTAATTAATCCGTTCCAACAAGAGATAATGAAAGCAATTCAAGGTATAACTGAATATAACGGTGTTGATGGTGAAGATTTATATTTTGCTCCATTAATTCCATTTGGTTTTATGGCTGAATTGATGGATGACGCTGGTGCAGCTCAAGCAAAAGAAATCATTGAAAATCCAGATGATGTACCAGATGCAGTTGCTGAACCAAATGCAGAAGATAATACTGAAAATCAAGCACCTAACCCAAATGAAATTATAGGTGATGTGGTAGGACCAGAAAACGTAGGTGCACAAGGTACTTAATAACAAAATTGAAATTTTAAAAGATGAGTAGAAATATATTAATGTGTTCTAGAAATGATATTGTTAAGAGAACACCTCTAGGCGGTAACATTGATCCAGAAAAAATCATTCCGTTTGTAAAAACAGCTCAAGACAAATATATCTTGTTGGCGTTAGGTACTGTGTTGTATGATAAAATTCAAGATGATATTGAAGCAGGTACTTTATCAGGTATATACCAAACATTAGTGAATGAATATATTATTGATACTCTTGTTCACTATGCAATGGTTGAAGCATTACCATTCTTAGCTTATACTATAGCAAACGGTGGTATTGTAAAAAACATTAGTTCAGAACAAGCAACATCACCTACTAAAAATGATATTGACTTTTTATTACAAAAAGAATTAGCAACAGCACAATATTATGGTGAACGTTTAGTTACATACTTAATTGCATTTAGTTCTAGTTATCCTGAATACTTAGCTACTACAGGATACAGTAATAACGTTTATCCAGATAAAGGACAACAATATAGAAACGGATGGGTAATCTAAACAAAACATATCTAGGCTATAAACCTAAAGATGATAATGTTGTTAAATTAGCGCAGTATTTGGCGGTTAAAAACGCTTTTAAGGACAGTAAAAACGCTAAAAGTAAACAATACACTAAGTTATCATCAAATAAAATAATGAACAATAAACGTTTTTAAAATGCAAACATACTATTCCTTTACCAATTTTATGAACAGCGTTTGTTTAGCACACCCAAACGTTACTACATTCACTATAGGTGATTTGTATAGTGTTGATTTAGCTAAACAAACATTATTTCCATTAGCTCATTTAATTGTGAACAATGCTTCTATTGATTCAGGAGTAATGACATATAACGTTACATTATTAGTAATGGACAGAGTGCAAGATATAACTCAAGACTCAGCTGGTCCATTCAACTCAATAACTAAAAACTATAAGGATGTAACCAACTTATTAGACGTGTGGAATACATCTTTAATGACTATAAATGATATTACGTCATACATCTACAGAAATCCAGATGCTTATCAATACAACATAATTGGTGCTTCATTAGCTACACCATTTGATGAGAGATTTGATAACGTTTTAGCTGGATGGAGTGTTGATATGAATATATCTGTTGGTAACACAAATCCAATGTGTGCAATTTCTTTAAGTACTAATTTAGCAAACGGTGGTAATGAGACATGTTAGATCCAGAAGTTATAAAGGCAGAACAAGCATGGGCTCAATCAGTAGTTACAAATGCTAAATCTATTCTAATACAGAATAGGAAAGTAGCTAGTGGTAGACTAGTCAATTCTATCAGATACAACGTAAACGCTCAGGGTAAGATTAGTTTCTTATATGATATAGATGGTAAATGGGTAACTCAAGGTAGAAGAAGAGGTAGCCGTTTTCCACCGCCAGCACCTATTTTAAAATGGATTAAGGAAAAAGGTATTAGGGGTAGAGACCAAAAAACAGGTAGATTTATATCAGATAAATCACTTACATTTTTAATTAGTAGAGCAATTGCACGTGACGGTATCAAAACATTACCATTCATGAAGATGGCTATAGAAAAATCAATAAAACAATTAGGTAAAGACTTAAAAAAAGTATTAGTTAAATCTGAAGTGAAACGTTGGACTAATGCAATTAAAAAATTAGTCAAACCATAAAATCACATTTTAATGTTATAATAACATGCCAATAACAATTACACAAAAACCATCAGATATTCAAGCAGCACAATCACCAATTGTGTTTTCTGTGTTTGAAAGTGGTAGCAACGCATACACAGCTAGTGGATTTCAATATACCGCTAACTTATATGTTTGGGAAGGTAATGATATTCAATCAGGTTCATATCTCTATCAAGCACGCAAATACCCAAACCAAAGTGGTGTTGGTATATTTGATTTTAGTAGAATGATTAATTCTACATTTACTGAATTATCTGCTGATCAAAATTCATATATAAAGAAATATAAAGTTGATTTTGGATGGCAGTATGAATCAGGTAGTACTTACGTTACACAATCAGGTGGATTAACACCTGTTACTTGTTCTGCTGGTGGTACATTGTTTATGGCATATGATGGTTATACATTATTTCCAGATCAAATTAATACTAGTTTATCTGGTTCATGTACTAACTGGCCTTGGATGACTGATTTAGGTACTGTTACTCAATCTGTTTATATTGGACAAACTGGTTATATTAGTGGTCTTCAAACAGGTTTAGCATTTAGGAGAGGAAGATCAGACAATTCAATTCCATCAAAAATAATAATGTCTGCTAGTTATGAAAATGGTACAACATTATCATCAACTGGAAGTTTATTTGCATCAGGAGGTATTGGAACTGCTATACAAGTTCAAGAAGCATTTTTTGCACCAGGACCAGGTTGGAGTACTTATTGGCCATCTATACCAACAGCTAGTTTAAGTAGTTATACATTACAAGCCTTTAGTGGCAGTGTTGCTTTAGGTGATAAATTAAATTTTGATGTTGTTTGTTTACATTATTATGAGCCAGTGACAATTGCTTATAAAAATAAATATGGTCAATTTGATTATATAAACTTCTTTAAACGTCATGATAATCAGTTTAATACTGATCAACGTATATACCAACCACAATTAGGTACCTGGAATTTAGGTACATTATCTTATAATCAATATCAAACAAGACAACAACGTTATATTGTTGATGCTACTGAAGTATTAACATGCAATACAGATTGGTTAGAAGAAGGATATAATGAATTAATGAAACAATTATTAGTTTCAGATGAAATATATTGGGTTAAAGGTCCTTATACAACTAATGGAAACGTTGTACCATTAACAATACAAACAAATAGTCTTTTATTCAAGACACATGTTAACAATAAATTAATTCAATACACAATAACATTTGATATAGGTCAACCTTATAAATTAATTCTATAATGGGAGTTTTAACTACACAAGGATATAGAGGTAAACTGGTTGATAAGTTAACTGGTACTATATTAGATCAATTTGCTGATGAAGATATAAAAATATCTAATAATATTCTTGAATTATTTGATTTAGGTGAAATACCAGGTACATACACACAAACATTAACACTACCAGGCACTAATCTTAATAATGCTTTTTTTGAACAATATTTTGATATTAGTGTTTGGGAACCAGATTTATTCAACACCAATCAAAAAGTAGAAGCATATCTTGATTTTGATGGTTTTTATTTAGTAAACGGTTATTTACAATTAAACAAAGTAAACGTATTACAAAACAAATTTGTTGATTCATATGAGGTAACTTTATTTGGAATTATTTCTAATTTCAGTATTGACACAAGAGCGTCTTTCCTAACAGATATCAATTCTTTAAGCGCTTATAACCATACTTCATCTCTTGCTAACATTACATCAAGTTGGGGAGGTGGGTTGTTTAATGGTGATATTGTTTATCCAATGATTGAATATGGTAATGACGCTACAGATCAACCTAATTTCTATTTTTCAAACGTTGACTTTTTAGGTATTGATGATTATGAATATGGTGTTGTAGTATCAGATTACAAACCAGCTATCCGTATCAAAAAAGTATGGGACGCTATATTTAATGAATTTGGTTACACATATACAGGTAGTTTCTGGGAGCAAAGTTGGTTAGATAATGTGTACATGCCTTTAAACAATAATAAGCAAGTACCTGTATACAATCCAGCTATTGACACTTATTACCAATTTAAAGTAGCTAACACATCAGGATCTGCTTACACATTAACTGCTTATGATTCTAGTTCAGCTACTGATTTTAGAATGAACTCAAAAGAGTATGATTACAATGGTGCTGCTGCTTTAACAGGTAATACTTTTACATTTACTTCTCCTATATACTCTAGATATGATGCTAAAATAACTTTAGGATTTAAAGTAATATCAGGCTCATTTGGAGCTGGTTCAGGTATGCCTGCTTTTTATCTTGATTATGTTACTGGATCAACAGTTTATACTACACAAGTATTACCTAGATTAAACACTTATTTAGCTACAGTTGCAAGATCAAGAACATCAGTAGTAACAGAAGTATTTAATATTAAAGATTATATATTTTCTACACCAGAATTACCACCAGGAACATATACTCTTAGAGTTTATCAATTACCAATTGATTATAACAACTATCAATTACAATTAAATCCAGATGATAGTAGTCAATGTTCATTTGAAATTTTTAGATGTAGACAAGCAGCTGACTTTAAAATACTAGACGTACCTGCTAACATGCCTCAAGGTACATCAGGTATACGTGTAATTGATTTTATTAGATCAATACAAAAGAAATTTAATTTAATTATATATCCTGATAAACAAAATCCAAATCAGTTTATTGTTGAAACATTCAATAACTGGTATAAACAAGGTACAATTAAGGATTTTAACAAATATATTAATTTACAGGATAAAATTGAATTTACACCTGCTAATCAGTTAGGATATAGACAAGTAAGATTTAGTGACGCTGAAGATACTGATTACGTTACAACATTATTCAAACGTACAAATAATAGAGTGTATGGTGAATCTAACTTTTATGATTCAGGTTCATATTATTCACAAGGTAAATTAGATGTAACTTCAGATGTAATTGGTAATGGTCCTTTAACATTAGTACCAGGATCTGTTTATACTGGATCTGTAGCAACAGCATTTACAGGTAGTTGTACTACTTATTTACTTGAAAATCCATCACCAACTCTTACTGCTACTTTTAACGTAACAGCGTGTGATGGTAATTCTACAGGTGGTAGCGTAGGAAGAAATGATTCAACTACTGTTTGTGTATTAGACGGAACAGATATTGATTTTAGCAATGGTGATGATTTTTA